GTATTATTGTGTTTTTTAGCAGTGTTGCTAGTTCCGCTGAAGCGTGGAAGAAAGACGATACCATAACCTCCAACATTGTGTGTTTAAGTGAAGAAACTATTCTTGAAGTAGCAAGACAAGACACAATAAGCTTTGAAAATGCTTCTTCTTTTGTACAAGCTTTACTGCAACAAGGTAGGTGTGTATCTTTTATGCGTCCTACAGAGTTTCAGGTTGACAAGGTTCTTCTTACGTACAAAGATCACTTAAAAAGAGAAACTTTCATATTACGAATAAACTACATCTTCAGCGATAACAACCCATTTGGATTTACAATTGCTTTACAAAGACCAACCATATGAATGAAAGAACTAGATTGTTTATTAGAAATGGTTATACGTATGGCATCTAAAGTGTGTAAAAATCCTTACTGTCATTGCGAAGGGTGCAAAGGATGCACTTGCAAGTATATGTGTACCAATGAAACCTGTAACTGCAATAAATCATCAGAAGACCTTAATTCATCCAATGACGGTTAACGACAGCATACATCCGTCTTGGCTTAATCCTGAACACGACGACGGCTTTGAAGATAGAAAATTTAGACAGTGTACTAATTGTGATCACACTCTTTTTCTTGAAGATGTAGAAAACAATCTTTGTTCAATGTGTGGACACGAAATAATTTCAGATATATGGAGATAATATGTCCGGTAAAGCAATAGCTGGTACTCCGTTTCGTACCGATCCAAAACGTAAGCTGACAGAGAAGCAAGCTGCTTTTCTGGATGCTTTGTTTGATAATGGTGGAAAAATAAGCGAAGCTATGCGTACAGCAGGATATAACACATCCAGATCAAAGCTTATGCAGTCGATGAGAGAAGAGATTGCAGCACGTACAAAGGACTACTTGGCTGTAAATGGCGTCAAAGCAGCGACAAGAATCGTAGAAGGCTTAGACGCTGATGGAACTACGCCGCTGAACCAGATGGACATGCGTATGAAGGCTGCTGAGTCTATTCTGGACCGTATTGGTGTGTCAAAGAAACAAACACAAGAAGTTACAGGACAGGTTGTACATGGTGTTGTGTTGCTTCCTGCTAAAAATGAACTTAAAGATGTTACCTTAGAGGGGGAGACAATACAATGACACAAGAAACTGATCAAAGTCTTATTAATAAATCGCAGAGATTGCGAAAAAAAATAGCCGCAATGAAAGAACAGGGTGCTGGCGATAATTCAGATTTACCTAAACTGCAAAGTGAATTAAGAGCGATAAATTTAGAATTAAAACTTAGATTTGAAGAACGCGATCCTTTAGCTACAGGCGATGCAGAACCATCACCTGTAAGATTTTCAGATAGAAAATTTAAAAAAGGCGGTAAAGTAAAAAAGTACATGGGCGGCGGTAAAGTCTACGCAAGCCACAACAAACGCTACGCACACGGTGGTAAAGTATCAGGACGTAAGGCTACTTATAAGTACTGATTATGTCGAAAGACGCTGAAAAGTTAGCTGATGTAGAGTTTACAGCAGAAAGAGTAAATGACACTTATTTTAATCCTTTAAGTTATTTAGGGTTTATTAATCTAAGAAACAGACATAAAGGTGATCTTTCAAAATTTTATTCTGCTGTAACAGCTTCTGCCGTCCCAAAAGGAAGCTTTTTACCACCAGATCAAATCATGGGGGATCATCCTGAAAAATCAATATATGGCACCGACGTGCGAGGTACTTACGATCCTAAAGAAGGTAGGGTTCGTGTAAACACTTCCGATTTTAGGGATTTGACTCATAGCGGAAAATTAGACCTTACTGACGAAGAAGCTTCAAGATTACAAAAAATGACCATTAATGAGGTAGAATCACATGAGTTTGGACACGCAGGATTTGAACACCTTAAAAAACAAGGCAAGTTGCCAAAAGGAAATTTTTCGGAAGAAGATGTGATGCAAGTGTTGGATTCTATGCAATTTTACAAAAGACTAGGAACTGTAAGACCAGTTGCGCCTGCCCGAAAAAAATTAAACTTTGTAAGTGACAGTCCTGTAAGTTGGCCTGTAGCGAGGATTGCTATGGGAGTCATATCTCGTCAAAAAGATATTCCGTATCCTTATAGTAGAAATCTTAGTCGAAAAGAAAAAAGATGGGTTGATTACATAATTAAGTTAACTGAAGTATCTGAGAAAGAATTAGATAAACAATCTCGTTTTTCGACAGAACCAACAAAAAAAAAGAAGCCTCAAAAATTAAATAAAGGAGGTTTCATTAAACCGTATTCAAATAAAATTCGTCGCGCTAAATACAAATAGTACTGATTATGGCTCAAAGAGGAAGACCAAAGCTAAAACCCGGTGAAAAGGGTAAATATCAACAATCAAGCGTTCAAAAGAAGCGAGTTGAAGCAAGGCGTAAATTAAGAAAACAAAAAGAAAACGTAGAACGCGCACAAAAAAGTCTTGAAAAACTCACTGCAAAGAAAGAAAGTATCAAGACTGCTGACAAAGTATCAAAGCAAGGTGGAGTCATAGACGATGATCTCATTAACAATTTACCCGCTTCTGTACGACGAAACCTTGAGGACGACACAGAACTCGTATTCAGACCCAATGAGGGTCCACAGACAGACTTTCTTGCGGCACCGGAAAAAGAAGTTCTTTACGGGGGTGCTGCGGGCGGTGGTAAATCATACGCGATGCTTGTTGATCTCCTGCGCTATGCGAATAATCCTAATCACAAAGCCCTTTTACTAAGAAGAACACTTGCAGAACTTACGGAACTAATCGAACAATCAAGAAAACTTTATCCTAAAGCGTTTAACGGAGCAGTATTCAGAGAATCAAAATCTACGTGGATATTTCCAAGCGGTGCAACAGCAATGTTCAGCTACGTAGATAAAGATCACGACGTAACACGATATCAAGGACAAGCTTTCACTTGGATTGGTGTTGACGAGCTAGGACATTACCCTACACCGTATGTGTGGACATATTTACGAAGTCGCTTACGAACTACGGACCCAAGCATAGAAACTTATATGCGAGCGTCAGCTAACCCCGGTGGTCAAGGCGGATGGTGGATTAAAAAGATGTTTATTGATCCTGTACCGCCAAATACACCGTTTTGGGCAGTTGATCCAGAAACAGGAAGAACTTTAACAAATCCAAGAACACAACAACCCTTGTTTCAAAGAAAGTTTATTCCTGCAAGACTAACAGATAATCCTTATCTAGCGGAGTCAGGCGAATATGAATCAATGCTTCTCAGTCTTCCTGAAGTTGAAAGACGTAGGTTACTTGAAGGAGATTGGGATGTTGCAGAAGGGGCAGCATTTTATGAGTTCGATAGATCAGTACATGTTGTTGAACCATTTGAAGTTCCCTTTAGCTGGCCCCGTATACGAGCAATGGATTACGGCTACAGTAGCCCTAGTTGTGTTTTATGGGGTGCGGTAGATTGGGACGGAACAATCTGGGTATATAGAGAATTGTACGAAAAAGGACATACAGGAGAAAGCCTAGCAAGTCTTATTCTTGCTTTAGAGCATGATGATCCTCCTATGACGCAAAATGTTCTTGACGGGTCTTGTTGGTCAAAGCACGGCACAGGACCAAGTATAGCTGAAACAATGATCCGTAATGGTGCTAGATTTATACCAGCGGACAGAAATCGCATGGCCGGGAAAATCGAACTTCACAGAAGACTTGATGAAGACAAGCCACTAAGCTCTAAAGGTGGACACGGTTTGCGTATCTTTAGCACTTGTACAAACCTTATACGCACTCTTCCTACTCTGCCTTTGTCTCGCACTAATTCAGAGGACGTAGACACTAAAGCAGAGGATCATGCGTATGACGCCCTACGATACATGTGCATGACGCGCCAGACCGGCCATGTAACCAGTTCTATGTTCAACTCTATTAAACAACAACAATCATTTGAACCCTCTAACGAAGTGTTTGGATATTAAATATGGCTAAGAAAAAAATTACTACACACCACATTCCTTTTATGATTCATTCTTTTGGTACAAGCTTGAACAACTTTAACTTCAATCCTTACGATATGGGTGAAGAAAGACCTTACCCATATAACGAAACGGAGTACGAAGAAAAAAAGACACGTTCTGCTGTTCCTAGTGCTGAATTAGACCCAGCAAGAATGGCCGTTTTATACAGAAAGTTTGATTGCTAAATTATGTCAGCAAGTATTCCTGAAAAAACTGCTTTAAAATTAGATGAAATCTTTTCAGAATATGGAAATGATTTTGATTTGTCTTCTTCAGAAGGAAGACAATCATTAAAAGAATATTTAATAAATAAATTTAAATCAGGGAATTTAACTATTAATGATGGTCTTATATTAGGTTTTTTTAATGAAGGTTTTTCAGAAAAGTCTGCTGAGATTGAATTTAATAAGTCAAGTTTTATTGATTCTAATGAAAAAGAAAACTTTAAAAATAAAATCCAATCTTATTTAAAAATTGGTGAAGATGGAGCAAACCCTACAAGTTCCGTTACTGTAATGGAAAATTAT